GATTCCTCGACAAGCTCGGAATGACAAATCTGCGCGCGTATTTCATTGGGGCCTCTGGATGTTGAGGATCAGCGGGTTGGTGGGCGTGGACAGCGCGCCGATCGCGTTGAAGTCGTTCGTGGTGGCCGCGGGCGCGGTGACGACGATCGTGCCATTGGAGAGTGACGCGGTGGCAGTTGTGTTCGTGACGGTATTGGTGACCGTGAGGATGACGCCGGCGGCGCTGCTGTTTCCCGCGGGTCCCTGCAGCTTCACGAAGCCGCTCGGGCCGGCAACGTTGGTGAGCGTGATGTATGGCCCGGCCGCGTTGGTCGAGAACATGATGGCAACGGCGGCAATCAGCGGAATCATTGCGTCGTCTCCAGGCTTGGGTGTTCGATCGGGATGTCCGTGCCGCCGAAGTTCTGCAGGTTGCCGTACGTCACGGCGACGCCGGTGTTCGGGACCAGGCTGACCGTGAAATCGTAGGAGCCGGCATTGTTGCCGGTGCCGACGATCAATGTGTAGCCGTTGCTGGCTTTCGGTTGCTGCTGGATGTTCGGGCCGCTGGCGCCGGCGTTGACGAGATGGATCGTGTACCCGGGCAGCGCGGGCATACCGGGCGAGAGCGCGTACGCGGGCGAGGTCTCGATCGTGGACGTGGTCAGGTTCACCCAGGTCGGGTCCCAGGCCACGAGGCCGATCTGGATGCCGCCGACCTGTGTCGAGTCGGCCTTGAAGTAAATGATGCTCAGCGTGCCGGCCGCGCCGTTGATGACGATGTGGGCGTTGCTGGCCTGCGTCGTCGTGTTGGTGAGATCGATCTGGATTTCCAGCGACCAGCCCGGCAACGTCCCCGCCGGCGCCGGCAGGGAGCCGGCGGGCACGTGTTTGGCAATGCAGGTATTACGGGTTCTGTCGCATCCGCCATAGGCGGTTGCCGCTGCGCCGATGCACGGCAACGGCGGAAACATTTCCAGGGTGAGATCGCCGTACGTCACGGCGCCCGCGGTGCGCGGGGCGCTGGCCATGATGTTGAGCGTGATCTCGAATGGCAGGCCGCTGACCGGGTCCGTCGCGGTGTACACGAACAGGCCCTGCGCGAACCAGCCCGCGAGCTGGCCGCCCCATTCTCGCGCCGACACCACCACGCCGTTGGCCGCGGCCACGACGCCGTCGATCTGGACGTTGGGCATGTCGGCATTGCACGCGATGGCGGCCGGGCCGGTCGAGAACAGGACCTTCGGGCAATCGATCGAAAACACCGGACGCGGCACGAGCCGGTCGAGCACCTTCGTGATGTGGTCCCATTTCGTGACGAACTTCAATTGCGCCGGCTGGCCACTGACGGATTTCTCCAGGCCCGCGGCGTTCTCATCGAGCGTGTCGTCGGTATCGAGATAGCCGACGAACACGACGTCCACCACGGGCACCTGATTGTGCGCGGACGTGTTGTCATCCGCCGTCTGCAGCGTGTTGTTGGCCGCGCGATGGACTTTGTAGATCACGATGCCGAACGTCAGCGGCCAGCGGCGGTTGACGTAATCGGCAAACGGTTCGAGCGCGGGATCGACCGTCAGCTCGATCTGGTGCGGGTCGAGGCTGGTGGATTCGTTGCGGAACACCTGGTCCGGAGCAAACTCGATGGCGGCAGGCACGTACGTGCGCGACTGGATGCCGTCGCCGGCGTAATCGTGGAGGTCCGTGAAGTTGACGGGCGCCGTGAAGCCGGTCGAATACGTCCACGACCCCCAGCCCGCGGGGAATGACGAGACGCGTCCGCCGCGTTTGGCGAAGATGTGGAACAACAGCGCCGGTGCCCGCTGTCGCCCCGTCTCCACATCCTGCCATTGTGAGCTGACGTATCTCATCGGGAATCTGGCCGGCGGCAGTTCGTTGCGAGTTTACGCAATGCGGTGAGGGTCCGCCGGGCTGGGATCATGCAGCCCGACCAACTAGGCCAGTTCATTGCACGGGTAGCAGCCGAGACTGCCGCCGGTCTGATTGCGTAGAACGGGCATCCTGCCCGTTCATTACATTGATTGTTAAACGGGCTGGAAGCCCGTTCTACGTTTCGGAGAGTTCTCATGTCGTCACCAGTTCCACGTCCTGGATCGTGCCGCTGGCCGTGCCGGCTACGATGGCCTCGGTGTACTCGGATTCGAGTTCGCTGAAGTGCACCGCCACGTCGCCGACGTACGGGTCCGTCAGATCGATCTCCAGGTCATCGGTCGCGAACTGGACCAGCTCGAGCAGCCCGACCTTCGTCGCACTTGCAGTGAGCGAGGTCCCGAGCGAACTGTCGATTGTGACCCGGTTTGTGCCGCCGCTGAGATTGCTGACCTGGCGCAGCCAGTAGTTGCTTCCGTTGACGATGATGATGACTTTGCGCAGTTCGCCGCCGAGCTGGTAGCGCGTCACGAACTCGGCGTAGTTGGCAAGCTGCAGCGTTGTGTCGCCGGACGATACATTGGCGCTCAGCCGCAGCTCGTTCTTGAGTGATGCCAGCCAGAACCGTTGCCAGCGTCCACGCCGATCGTTGAAGAACTGCCAGAGCATCGCGCGCGCGGCCCGGTCCTCGAACCCGACGCGATGCTGCCAGGTCTGCCGCGGATAGGTCCGCAGCGTGGCGAATGCTTCCCGCGTGATGCCCGCCGCCGCCAGGTGCGCGGCTTTCGTGAGCGTCTGCTGCGACGATTCGCTTTCGTCGAAGATCAGCGGGAACACCGGCAGGCCGGAATAGGTCGGATAGACCGGCGTGGTCGGGAATGTGACCGACCCGATGTACGCCAGGTCTTCTTGGAATGTGAACGAGGCCGTGCTAAACTCTTCGTCGATGATGTCCTCGGCATAATCCGCCGGATGCCGGGCGCGCAGGAGCGGCAACACTTTCGTTCCCGCCGAGAAGGCCGTCGCGAGTCCGCTCGTCAAGGTGATCGTGTTGCCGCTCACGCTCTGTATCGCCGCGGCCTCGCAGACCGGCTCCGTCGAGCCGTCGCCGGTGTTCACGAGGACCAGTTCCCCGCGCCAGTCGATGTTCGCCGTCTCGCTGATGGTCAGCGACGTGCCCGCGATGGCCACGCCGGCAGTCAGCTCCGCCGCGTCCTCGCTCCACAAGGGCACACCGACCAGACTGAACGGCGGATTCGCATCGCGCCAGGCGTCCCAGGACCGGCGCACGTCGCCCTGGAACCACGCCGAAAAGCTCAGCTCGCGCCGGCCGTAGTCGCGTCCGCTATCGCGCGTCATCGAGCCCGGCGTCGCCTCGCGTTTGATGTCCGTGACGTAGGCCGCCGTCAGCTTGACCGGGTCCGACCAGTCCGGCTCGAATGGGAACAATGTCAGTCCGTCGATCATGCGACGGGCAGCTTGTCGATGCGGCAATTGGCCGCGGCCAGCGGGATGTAATTGGCCGCGAAGATCGGGGCGATGATGACCGTCTCGCCATCGACCTTCACGACGACCCCGGTGATGTCCTGCCCGAGATAGCCCAGGCCGGTTACGATGTCACCAGGCTTGAAAGCGGCTGCTGTTTTCGGATCTTGTTTCTTCGCCATGTCATTCTCCTTTTCGTTGGTTACTCTTGCCGGTGTCCCCCGGCGCGTTTCGTGTGACGCGCGATGCGATGCGCGTTCTTGTCGGTATGCCGGGCCATCGCCTTCTGCATCCCGGTCGTCGCGCCGATCCGCTCGCATTCGTCGTCGCCAAAGTTGTGGACGGCCGTCACGTTGATGACCGGCCGCAAATTGATGGGCGGTTGTCCTCCAAAATTCGGAGACGTGATCGGCGTGGCGATCCCCGCCAGCGCCAGTTCCGGCGAGACGAAGCCGCCGGCCGCGAAGTGCGCGACCTCCATCGTGCCATCGATGAGCCGCTGGATGAACGACGGCCCGACCTTCCGCACGCTCGCCTCGGGAATGATCGCCTCGCCCTTGCTGGCCATGATCGGCACGTCGTCAGCAGTCGGTCCGCTGCCGTCCTTGATGATGCCGCCGCCGGCCAGGAACAGCATCCCAATCCCGCTGAACAAGCCGCCAATTCCCGAGGCCGCGCTGCCAACCCCGCTGCCGATGCCCCCGATCAGGCTGCTGAGTCCGCTGAACAGCGAGGTGAACAGTCCGCCCAAACTCGACGTGAGCGTTCCAAAGAGGCCGGCCAGCGGTCCCGCATTCGCAATCGATACCGGCACGCCGCTACTGCTGGCGGCTGCCGGCAATGCCGACGCAGCCGCTGCCGGGGTTGCCAGGGCGCCCGATCCCAGGCCGCTGATGCTCTCCGCCGGTTGCGCCAACTCCAGCGCCGGCGCCGTGATGCCCTGGACGTTCGGTTGCGTGTCCACGATCGACACCGGCATCGCCGCGCCCGCCGCCGTGCTAATCGATTCCACCGGGCCCGCGCCACTGGGCGTCGTTGCGCTTCCGCCGCCGAACAGTTTGCCCAGGAATCCGAGCGGTCCCGCGCCCGCAGGGGAGGGCGAGGCTCCCGCCGAGCCACCGCCGAGCAGCCCGCTGAAAAGTCCAAGCGGATTCGTCTGCGCGCCGCCCGGTCCTTTGGGCAAGATGCCGATCGACTGCAGCGTGCCGACCAGCATCATCTTGATCTGGATCTCGATCAGGTCTTTGACGATCGATGCGGCCATCTCGCGGAAGGCGTCCGACCATTTCTTTGAGCCGGTGATCAGGCCGAAGATGGCGTCCGACGTTTTGTTGACCGCGGTGTTCAGCGTGCGATCGAAGAAGCCCGCGACCTCTTGCGCGACCGACCCGGCCTTGTCCTGGAATTCCTTCAACCCAAGCTGCATCCCCACCAGCCAGTTGTCGCTCGTGGCCGCGACTTCCTGCAGCGTCGGCCTCAACGCGGCGATCTCTTCATTGAGCAGCTTGACCGATTTCGTCTCGTCATCCGTCAGCGCACGGCCCTGCGTGAGCGCCGCCGTCGTGATCTGGTTGAGCTGCGTCTGCAGGAGTCCCTGTTCGGTCAGGCGAATGTTCATCTCGCGCATCACGGCATCCTGCTGCGTGATGCTGCCCGAGCCGGCCAGGACCTTCACGTCCTGCAACTGCCGCGACGCCTCGGTCTTGGCCTCGCTGATGAACCTGTCGGTCGCAGTCTTGATGTCCGCCGTCGTGCTGATCTCGACCTTGATGCCGATCTTCGCCACGCGGTCCTTGAGCGTGGCCAGGTCGCGCATGTCTTTCTGCAGCGCCTGGAACTGTTTTTGCGCCAGCTCGAAATCCTTGCTCTTCGGGTCGATCACGAAATCGGCGTTGAACTTCTGGACCTCCTCGATGAGGTCCTTGAACGTGCCCGCCAGTGCGAAGAACTGGAATTGTTCCGCCGGCACTTCCGCGCCGCCGGCCTGAAAGATGCGTTGCAATTCCGAGACGGTTGCCGAGGAAGATTTCTGCAGCAGCGTGGTCAGTTGCTCGGCGTTCTGCTGTTCGCTGGCCAGGACGTCGCGGCGGTGTTGTTCGATGGCCGCGATCTGCGCGCCGAGATTCTTCTTGAGCGATTCGAGTTTCTGGCGGTAGCCGACTTCATCTTCGGCCTGTGTCGCGGCGAATTGTTGCGCGTCCATCGCCACGCGCTGCCGGATCTCCTCCGCATTGCCCTTGTCGAGCAGCGCGGCCATCGCCGTCTGCCGGTGATCGAGATCAGCCAGGCACTGGTTGGTGGACTGGTCATCGACGGCTTGCTCGGCGGCGAGACGTTCGTTGGCGACCTCTGTCGTCAGCTTCTTCTGCAGCGCGACACTGGCGCGGGCGGCGAGCGAGTATTGCGCCTCCAGGCCGGCGACCATGTTGTCGAGGCTCTTGTCGGTCGAGCCGGTGATGATGTCAATCAGGTCAGAGTCGGCAAAGCCGGTGGCTTTCTCCAGCTGCTCCATCTGCGCGTAGTCGAATTGCAGCCGCGGCGATCGCGCTGTAGCCTGGTCACCGGCAAGTTCGGCGCGCCGGCGTTCCAACACCTTGCCGATCAGGTACGCCTCATCGTTCTTGGCCTTGATCTCTTGATTGAGCCGCTCGGAGAGCGGAGCGGTCCCAGTCGCCAGACGGTTGGTGCGTTCGATTTCGTCGTTGTGCTTCTGCAGCCAGAGCGTGACGCCCTGGATGGCCTTGCCGATGCCGAGCCAGCCTTCTTCCCATTTGCCGAAGTTGACGGAGAACTCTTCCCAGCTCGCTTTGGCCTGGCGCGTCTTGGTGGCCAGGGTGTCGAGCTGGGCCTGCGCGGCCGGGTCGAGATGGGCGAGACGCTCGATGACCTTCTGGAAGTTTTCCGCCTGGTTGCCGCCCCGCGCCAGTTCGTCGCGCAGATTGCCGAGCAATTGCCCAAGGATGCTGCCGGGTCGGATGAACCCTTGCGACGCCAGCGCGATGGCATGAATGGCCCCCTCGAGCGGGATGCCTTCGAGGACCGCGAGCTTCGCCGCGGCGCTGATGCCATCGAGGGCCTGCTTCACGCTGAAGCCGCGGTTGACCAGGTCGGCGATGCCCTTGGCGATTTCCGGACCGGTAAACCCGAATTTCTTCAGGTCTTCGGTCGTCGCGTTGATTTTCGGGCGCATGGCCTCGATGTCGCCGCCCGCGATCCGCACCGCGGCGTCGAGTTTGACCAGGCTCGTCTCGGATTCGGCAAACCGATCGATGGAGCTCTTGACAAAATCCACCACGCCGGAGATCCCGCGCCAGCCAAGGAACGCGCCGGCCACGAAATCGACGCCCCCTTTGATCGCGTTGAGCGATTTGGTCAGGCGCCCGTTGGTGTTTTCGACCACGTCACCGAGGTTCTGGTTGGCGTCGGAGATTTTCTTGTCGATGCTGGTGATGGCGGCGGCAATTTGCGAGAGGACCTCGATCTGTTTGGCCTGGATCTCGACCACCAATTCCAGCTTGCTCTGGGCGTCGGCCATGTGCTATACTTGCCCCATGTTGCGAACCGCATTGATTTGCGCGGCGGCGTACCTGCTGCCCTGGACCGTGCTGGCCGTGGCGGTCGTCGCGTTCGTCGCCTCAGCGTCGCCGCGGTAGCGATTGTGCCGCCGCATTCGCGCCATCCTTCCCATAGATTTCCTTGAGCCGCTCATTCGCTTTCGTGACCCACAAGTGCAACTGCCGCAGTGTCGCCCGGTCTAATGCGAGGCTGTCGTACCCTTGCCATCGGAGGAAGTCGTAGATCGCGGCGAGGCCGCCGCGGTCGCGCCCGGCAGCGCGGCCTTGAAATGCCGGCCGAGCGCTTCGACTTTTTTTAACAGCTCGGGGTGCAGGTTCCACTCCAGGGCCTTGTCGAGCACGGTCACAAACTCGCTCGCCCGCAGGTCCTTGAACCATGCCTCGTCGCGCCCGGTCGATTCGAGAATCAGGAATTTCGCCAACTCGGCGGAGCCGACCGTCACGTCTTTGAGCTGCGCGATGGTGAAATCGCCTTTGAGCCGGCCATCGCTCGTCACGGTGACGAACTTGCCCAGGCTGTCGGCCAACAGGCGCAAAAATTCAAACGTCTTTTCGGCGCGCAGTTCGTTGACGGTGATCCTCTCGCCCCGCACCTGGATTGTCTCGTGCGGCCACAATATCTTCGTTTCGTCGTCCATGCCCGCTCCTTGGGAAAACGGGCCGCGCCCTCCTCGCGACGCGGCCCGCACGTGTTTGTTGTCGATCGTGTCTCAGCCGCGTCTAGCTCGCCACCCACGGACGCCGCTTGATCGTCGGCTGGCCGGTGAATGTCACCGTGAACGAGAACTTGCTGAAGTCCGCGTTCTCTTCCGCGAACGCTGTCGGCGTGAGAACCACGTTGCCGTCCCAGAGATTCTTGAACAGCCCACTCGACGTGGTATACACGTCGCTCTCAACCAGCACGAACCTCCCGTTCCGGTTGATCGTGGTCAATGCCTGGATCGTGTCCATCTTCAGCGCCGCGCACCCGAAGGTGATCGTCAGCGCCGTGCCGTCCACGATGCCGCCGCCATCGATGATGTAGATCGTCCCGAGCTGGTAATCGACCGAGTAGTCCGCGCCCTCGACGTAGGCCGTCGGCACCGCGTCTTTGACCACGACGGTCACGACCGACAACTTGCCCAGGTCATACACTGAACGCTGGTTGGACGACGAGAGCGACGCCGTCCCGGCCGGCGCCGCGACAAGGTCCTGGCTGTAGCCCTGTACCGTCGCCGTGCCGAACAGCACGATCGCCATGTTTTCGATGGTCTGTTCGTCGAGCTGCACTTCGTAGCTCAATTCAGCCAGCGTGTTCTGCCGATTCGCCAGGCGCCGGCCGCCGCCGCGCACGCTGATCGCGCGGTCCTTGGTCGTCGCCTTGCCGGCGTTCTTGTGCATGATGATGTTGCCGAGATTCATCCCGGCCGCGCCGCTGGAGGGATAAAATACCGCTTCTCCCGTGACGATCGATGCGTTAAGCGGACTGCCAATTTCTGCTGTCTTTGGATTTGCCATGTTGCTTCAATCTCCTTCGTCGTTGTGTTGTGGGGCTACGGCAACAGCCCTTGAATGTTGTCGACCCGTCCGGTCAAGATGTACGTGCCTCCGGACGGCTGCATTTGCCACAGGCCGCCGCCCGCGTATCCGATCACCGACCATCCACCGAGGCTGTTGGTGATGCCCGTTACCTGGGCCGAGGCGCTGCCGCTCGGATACACGATCCCGGTGACGGTGAATGGAATCCCCGTCACGGAACTCAGGTTCTGCGCGTTGAGGACGTAGTCCCGATGGCTCGAATAGATCGCCAGCGCCGCCGTGCCTCCGCTTGCATTGATGGCTTTCGCCAGGTTCGTTGCGGCCCCCGCGCTCATGCCTTCACCCGTCAGCATCGCGATCGTCTCGGCGACGAAATTCGTTCCCGGATTCTGCTTGGGCGGCGTGGCAAAGCTCCCCGGCAAAGACATCACCAGAATGGCCGCAGCCGCCGCCATCACACCGATTGTTCGTAGCTTCATAACTGTTTCGTTCCTGATTCGGTGTGCCTACGCCGTCACGATCGCGGCAATGGGCGGGTTGTGTTTCGTGAGCAATTCCGCCACTTTCGGGTGCACGGTGATGATGTCGTCCTTCTCCTGATCGATCCCATCGTGACGATGGCCCTTCAGGAACTTGACCGAGACTTTCTTCGGCGCTGCGGTCGTCGCCGTGCTTGCTGCATCTGCCATATCGCTCCTCTTTCTGTAGCGGCGGTCTGTGACCGCCGGATGTTGTTTTTACGGCCGTTCATACGGCGCCGGCCCGACGTGATCGAAGATCACGGCTCCGAGCGCGACTTCCTGCGTGGTCAACAGCATCGTCCACTCCTTCGCGTAGATGGGGACGCTGCCGCTCGCCACAATCTGGGCATCGAGCGCGTCGATGACCTGGCAAATGATCTGGTATGCGCCGGCGCTCGACGGGCTGCCAACGCGCGTGCTGGCGTCGCCGCTGAGGTTGATGACCCCGATCAGCACGACGAATTCCGGCAGCTTGTGCCGGGATACACCGCGGCGGCGGATGTGCGAGATCTTGCCGCCTTGGGAAAACACGAACGCCGTGTGCATCCCGCGCCGCTCCAGTTCGGCCTTCAGCTCGTCTTCCTTCTTGCCTTCGAGCAGGCCGTTGTAGCTGTCGGCGAAATCGAACAGCGGTTTGCTGTCGGCCCCGACCAGCGCCTTGAGCTTGGTGACGATGCCCTGCTCTTGCGGCGTGATGTCGTCAGCCATTGGCCGCGCCTCCCTCCTGTCGCGCGAGGAAGTTCTGCACGACTCGAATGGCCCGCGCGATCGCTTCGTCCACGTCCGGCCAGAACGGATGCGGTTGCGTGACGACCCGCTTCAACAGCAAAAACATTACGGTGAACCGGCTGGCGTCGGTCAGACCGCCCCGCAATTTCTCCAGCGCCTTCGTGGCCGCTTTGCCGGAGCTGCGGATGGCCCGGCCGCCGACTGCTGCAAGGACGGAGAATCCGAGTTTGGGCATCGGCACGAGAATCAGATTGTGGAATTCGCCCGCGCGATGGCAATAAGCTTCAGGCGCGACCGGCAACGTCAACGCGCTGCCGGGCTTGGCTTCGATAGGACCTCCGAACTGCCGTTGCGCCGCGATGACGTCATTCGTCGAGACACGGACACGTGTGTCGCCGACCAATTTCCAGCCGATCGAGGCGCGCAACCGTTCCAGGGTGCGCGTGGTCCTGGCGCCGGGCAACCGTTCCTCGTACGCCTTGGGCGCGGCGATTTGTTTCGTGACATTGGCCCTGGCCATCGTGGCGATTTCCACGCCGATGGCCGTCATCAGCAGCCGCGCTTTCGCCGGCGTGAGATTGACGCTGTCGAGCAACTGCCGCATGGCCTCCGTCCCGCGGAGCGTGAGGGTCGCGCTGAAGGCCATCTCAGAATCCCTCCAGGCTTTCGCGGTCCATCTGCGGTTTCGGATCGTGCACCGTGGCCGCGTGGCCGCCCGCGGTGGACGGTTTCTCGGCAACAGGCGTGTCGAGGCCCAGCGCGTCGAACCCGGTCTTGAGCGAGTTGAGCCAGGCAATCGCGTCCTTGCGTTTCTGTTCGCTCGCCGGGTACAGCGGCGGACGCCGTTCGTAGAGCATCACTTCCGCGAGGTCCTTGACCCGCTCGACAAACACCGGCGGTTTCGCGGCGCGCAGGCCCGCGACCGAGTAGCGTTTCGAAGCGATGCCCTCCGCGGTGTTTTCCGCCGTGGCGATCAGCGCGTTCATGATCGCGTAATGATCGGTCTGAAAATCGCCGCCGCTGGTGAACCCTTCCTTGTCGTCGTCCACGAGCTGCAACAGCTTCAGCTTCGGGATGCGCGCCGGCGTCAGGTCGCTCACTTGTATGTAGTTGCTCATGTCGTTCGTTCGTTGGCTCTGAAGCTCCGATGGCCGAGCCGGCCATCGGAGGAAACAGAACTAACGATCTTCTGTTTAGTTCGTGCCCGGCGATCCCACGGCAAACTGCCAGAGACCGAAGCCGACGTTCTTGCGGTCGTCGACGCCGAACTTGAACTCCCGGCGCTCGAACACCGATTCGTCATTCGGACTCTGCAGCGCCACAAACTCCGGCTGCCGCCGAATCTGCATGATGAACGGCTTGACCCGTCGCGTCGTGTCCGCGATGATCCACGCCGTCGAGTTGCCGAACCACGGCACCATCACCGGCTCAACGACGCCGCGGTTGATGTTCGTGGTCTGTTGGATCAGTTCCGCCTTGGTGATGAGCAGGGCCTGCTCGCGGCTGGCCGGTCCGTAGAACAACTTGTTCGGCGTGATGCCCAGGGGACGCCCCATTTCATCCGTGATCTGCGCGAGCTGCGCGTAGGCCACGTTGAAGTTCGCCGGCGTCAGCTTCCCCAGACTGGCGAGCAGATTGCTCTGCGTCGCCGCGATCCCCGCGGGCCGGTTCTGCGCGTTCGGGTGCGCCGCGTTGAAGAACAGCGTCCCGTCGTAGCAATAGTTCGTCCCGGCAAACGCCGCGCCGAGCACCAGTTGCCACAGCAGATAATCGCGATGGTTCATCGCTTCCATGCCGAGTTCGGGGACCACCGGCGAATACACGCCGAGCTGGTCGTCCTCGATGTCGTTGCGGTCAACGACGATCGTGTCCTCGAAGTTCAGGTTCACGACCGTGTACCCAAACGCCGTGAGCGCTTGGATCACGCGGTCGCCCTCCCATTGCCGCATGCGCGGCAGTTTCCCCAGCCACTTGTAGTTGTTGTTCGCGCCGGTGCTCGGAGCCTCCATCGCGATCTGGTCCCACAAGGGCTTGGCCGATTCGAGACCATCCTTGAAGAGCAAGGAGAAGGTCTTGTAGATGTCGATCAGTGTTGCTTGGTTGATAACCATAGTTAATGCCTTTTGGCTGGCCCGTTAGGGCGTGAGTTTCAGGACCTTGATCGCCGCGCCGGCCGAGTTGGTCGTCGTGTCCACGCTGACCGTGAATGAGACGCCGCCCGTCGCCACGGAGGTAACAGCCAGCGTCCCGATCGTGCCCGTGCCGGAGATCGTCGCGTTTGTCGACGTGATCGATGCCGGCGGTGGATTGCTCGGGTTGCCCAGCATCCCGCGGAGAGCCTGTCGCTCCTGGGCGTCAGTCATCTGGGCCGGAACCCGTTGAATGGCCATGACCGTCACCAGGACGGCCACGGCGAACAGTGTCTTGATCACGTTAGCCTCGGTTGCCTTTCGGGTTACAGCGCCACCGGCGCGAGGTAGTGGTCCACCCAGACACCGCCATCGGTGTCGATCGAGACGCAAATCCCCGCGGCGATATGGTTGCTGCCGCCGGTGTGATTGACGGTGCAGTCGTCCTCGACGTAGATCACCTTGCCGATGTCGGCTACGGTGACCGCGTCGCCGCTGCTGTTGATGCGTTTGGCGATCCGTTTGCGGTCGATCCTGCAATAGATCGTCGCGCCGTCCCCCACCTGGGTCTTGACGGGCGTGCCGCCCACATTGGTGCCGGCCATGATGAATCCGGCCGTGTCTGCCGCGGGATGCGCGAAGCCCTGCGCATCGAGGCAAACCATCGCCCCGATGTACAGCGTCGCGCCGTTGTAAATCAGCGGCTCGAGATACTCGCCCTTGGCGAGCGCTACCGGAAGGTCCTTGTTGAGAGGTGCCATGATCAGCTCTTGCTCCCGGCAAAGTGCTTGGTCCAACGATCATCGGTCACGCCAAGCTGCTTGTTGATTGCGCGCTGGGTGTCGTCCAGCGTGGCGGGATTGTCGTCCCCGCGGCCATGCGCGGCGTGCTCGGCTGCCGTCAGATGCTGTCGCATCCCCAGCGGCACGATCACCGGCGCGTCCTTCAGGAAGCCCCGCAGCTGCTCCAGGCGCCCCGCCTTGATCTCGGCCCTGGCCCAGTCGACCATTGCATCCGTCAACTTGCCCGCGCTGTGCGCCGTGGCGATGAGCTGCTCCGCTTCCCGTTCGGTCGTTTTGCCCTCGAGTGTCGCGATCCGGTTGACCAGTTCCGTGGCGCCGGCTGCGCTGCCCTTGAGCGAATGGATCGTGCCGACCACTTCCGTCTCGCTCGCGTCCGCCTTCAAACCGAGCGCCGTCAAGACGGTACCGGGGATGCGATCCACGGTCTTCGTCTCCGCTTTCTCGGGACGCGCTTTGAGCGAGTGGATGGTCGCGATAACGCGATCCTGCAGGTCATCTTTCTTGTGACCCAGTTCGGCCAGGATTTTTTCCCAGTCCATCTTGTCCTCCGTCGGTTGGTTGCTGTGAGCTTCGGCAGCCAGCAGCCAGCCGGCTGCTTCGCGTGCCTGTTCGATCCCGCTGCTGTGCGGGACGAAAATGTTCGGC